CAGACCTATCGGGAGAAGAATTGGCAGCCGTTTTTGACGCTGTATTTGATGAAGACCTTTCGGATGAAGAAACAATTGAATTGGCCCAAGAGGTTCTTAAGGGCGAACTTGACGCAGAAGAATTCAGCACAGTAATTGACGCCATCTTTGATGAAGTAGTAACTGACGAAGTTTTGATTGAAACATTTACTGCTGTTTTAGAAACCGAACTTGACGCAGAAAAGTTTGAGGCAGTAGTTGATGTTCTTGAATCTGAAGTTATTTCCAAAGAACAGGTCGCTGAAGTAGTTACTTTAATCATCCAGCAAGAAGGCGGTGTTGATGCAGAACAAGCAACGGAATTGGCAACGAGCCCCAAAGTGCTTGAAAGTATTGACGGATCGCAAGCAACGGAAGTGTTTGCCGCGGTCGATGTTTCCAAGGTCTCGCAAGAAACGGGTACTGAAATTGTCGAGGCACTTGCAGGAGCGCCTACAGAAGTAAAAGAGGCGTTCGAAGAAGAAATTAATGTGTTTGCCGGCGTATTCGATGAATATGTCGCTATTGATTCAGTGATTAACGTTGGGGACCGACGTACGGTTATTGCTGTTGGTGCCGCTGCTGCAGTTGTTGGCGCTGCTGGAATTGTGGGTGGAACTACTTCTCCGAGTGGAAACTCCCCATCAAACGGCCCGAATAATCCTTCTAGCCAGAACGATGCAGCGCGCAAAGAAGATGAAGAAGAGCCAGCCGGAGAAATTGCTGGTGACGGTGTTGAGTGGATAAAAAAGATATCTATTTTTAAGTACAATAATGGGGTTAAAGTTTTAGATTGGAGTCAATTTATGAAAAAGTTCAGTTACGGCATTCTTAATTTAGGGTTTACAATTTCTGGCTCCCTAGTGGTCTACCTAACGCTCTCTGGGAACATCCAAAGAATTGCCGGGATTTCCTCAATTATTGCCCTTATGGGTGCTTTATATCTCCATATGAAAGAGCCAGATAGCGAATAGTTGCCGCTATACTTAATACCCAACACAACAACTCAACGAGGTATTAATGCTCCCAAATAAAGATGTTCTTGATATTGCAAAACGCGAATGCAAAGGTGATGCCACGGCAGAGGAAGTATCTTGGCTTTGCGATGAAGAGAATCGCTTAGCGTGGTGTCACGCCCTAATTACCGCTCTTTCTGATTCTGATTCTCAAATGGTTTTTCATAAAACCAGGATAGATATGCTTGCTAAAGATGCTCAATTGGGCTTGATGGATGTAAATGACTATCACGAAGAGAAACTTAAATTTGATGACTGGTTTAGAAAAGCCCAAAGGTACAGAAACGGAATTAGCAAAAGACTTTCGGAAGTCAAAACAATTATAAGTAGTTCTTCCAGGCTTAATCTGGTTGAGGAAAATGCACGACTAGCGCGTGCGATTATTGAACATAAACGTGCCTCGTTTGAAGGTGACTATAACGCGGAACCGCACGATATTTGCTTGTGGCAAACAGTAACGGAGAATTAAATTCCTACGACCCTTCGCCGCTCATAAAGGCCATAAGGGTTTTAGCGGATACTTGTGACGGCGCTAAAGGAAAAGATTTTGTCGGCTTCAATAGGGCTGACTCAAGATATGGAACAATGCTTGCCCTCGCCCCAGAATCGGTTTGGAACAATTCTGTTTGTTACGAAGCATGGATGATGCTTGCAAAATATAAAAATCAGTTACTACTAAACGGTATTAATTATGATGAAATAACTCCACCTTTACGTCCCTTAAATTTTACTGATGAATTTAGTAAGGGAAATATTAAAATTGACAATCAAGCAAAAAATTCAGTATCAACAAACGGCGAATTATTTGTAATTCGATGCGAATACGACGAACAACTAATTGAGCAAATACGTAAAATACCAAATATTTATTGGAACACTCAGGCGATGGTTTGGCTCGCGCCACTGTCTAGTGAAAAAGAAATTGTAAAACTTGTACAAAATTATGGATTTTCAGTATCGGAAGGAGTACACATGTCAGGCATAACCTCAACACCGATTGTCAATAGCAATAAAAAAATTACAATATCTAAAAGCGGAAGATTGATATTTGATTTGAATATCACCCAGAAATTGTTGCGGAAATAAAAAAAATTCCTGGTCGTCTTTGGGATGTGAAAAAAAAGTTTTGGTCAACACCTCCAGTTATATCCGGGATTGAAATAGCGGACAAGTACGGGTTTGAAGTCTCTCCCCAAATACGCACAGCAATTATGAATTCGGCAAAAAAAGAAGCAGAACTTTTGGAGAAGTCCGCATCTGTTGATGCGGATATAGAAGTTCAAAATCTTTCTGGAACGCTGATGCCTTATCAAAAAGCCGGTGTTTCCTATGCTTCTTCTGTCGGTCGTTGCTTAATTGCTGACCAAATGGGTCTTGGCAAAACAGTTGAAGCAATAGCAACACTTGAATTAAGAGACGCATTCCCTGCAGTCATAGTTTGCCCTGCATCTCTAAAAGAAAATTGGCGGCGCGAAATCAATAAGTGGCTACCACACAGAACCGTTAATATTGTGTCCGGTAAAACCGACATCGTAAATGCCGATGTAAATATAGTTAATTACGACATTCTTTATAAATTTGTTGATGCAATACAGCACCTCGGACCAAGCGGACTAGTCCTCGACGAATCACATTACGTAAAAAATGGCTCATCGAAAAGAACTAAAGCGGCAAAAGATATAGCGTCTAAGGTGCCCAAGTCGGGAAGCGTTCTATTGCTTTCTGGAACTCCGGTTACGAATAGGCCTTCAGAACTTGTAAGTCAACTTGAAATTATGGGCATGCTTAGTCGCTTTGGAGGCAAATGGGCATTTCTTAAAAGATATACCGCTGCCTACCACAACGGATTTGGTTGGGATACAAATGGCGCAAGTAATTTAATGGAACTGAATACAAAATTGCGGCAAAACTGTTATATCCGCAGAACGAAAGATGAAGTACTAAAAGAGTTGCCGGAAAAAAGCAGAAACGTAATTCATCTAGAGCCGAGCGGAAAAGGAGAAAAAGAATATCTCTCTGCAGAAAATGACCTTGTACTTTTCTTGAGAGAAAACGGTTATAAGTCCAAAGACTCGTCTGAGCACATGGCTCGTACTCAAGTCCTAAAACGTCTTGCTGCTTGGGCAAAGATGGATTCAGTAGAAGAATGGATTGACTCATTTCTTGAGTCTTGCGATAGGAAACTTGTTGTCTTTGCGCATAATGTTGATGTCGTTGACCATCTCGCTGCTAAATATGGCGGCTTGCGTGTTAGTGGTCGTGATTCTCTTGAAGAACGTCAGCACGCAGTTGATTCATTTCAAAACGACCCAAAGTCAAGGGTGATTGTTCTTAATCTTCAAGCCGGTGGTGTTGGTATAACTTTGACTGCTGGCTCAGATGTTGTATTCGTTCAAATGGGCTGGACCCCTGGAGAGCACGACCAAGCAGAAGATAGATGTCATCGAATTGGGCAAAAAAATAATGTTCAGGCTTGGTATCTTCTTGGTTCAGGAACTATCGATGAAGATATCTACTATTTAGTAGATTCAAAACGTTCGGTTGTTGATGCTGTTACCGAAGGTGATGAAGTGGAGCAACAATCTTTAGTTAAAGATTTAATGAACAGGATTATGGCTAAAAAAAATGACTAGACCATAGTCGGGCTATACGAATACTTAGTTGAGACTGTGTTAGGCCATTCGGCCCCAACAAAGGAGTTAGCCATGGACAAGAAGAAGATGAGTTACGACCAAGTTCTTAAAGGTGGAGCATTAGGTTTGATTGTTTATTTTTGTGACAAATACAACGTTGACGCAGAAATGACAGCATTGCTTATGCCGCTTGCAGCCGCAGGCCTTGCTGTTCTGAGCACAAAAGTTGGCGACCCAACTGTCGCTTCATTCTTGGCCAAAAAACCAGAAGGTGAAAAGGCAAAGGCCAAAAAGTAGGTATCGCTACCTCGGAGTGGGCGCTTGGTGCGTAAACACTCCGCCAAGCGCCTTCTCTGGCTTTAATTTATGGAACAGATTAAAAATATTTTATTGCGAATCTTGGCGACATTTGCCGCAAGCGGTTTGGGCGTAATTGGCGCTGGAACAATAGCGGGAGTACCTGTACTTAAGGCTGTATTTATGGCCGGGATTGCTGGTGTAGCAGTTGTTGTTGAAGGATTGTCTAGGGCATTCTTGAACGATGGCAAACTCAGCATTGATGAAATCGATGCCGTATTTAATAAGGTGCAAAAGCAAAAACAAGATAGTGCCATCGCTGAATAGGAGAAAATATGTCTGAACTTTACATTAAAAAATTAACACCGCCAGCAGATGTCGCCGGGCATAAACCAGGCCGTTTGCCAGAATCCTTGCTACCTAAAGTCGATGGTGGACGCTTGCATTGGCGTGCTGCAAATGCATGGAAAGCAATGAAGGCTGCTGCCGCTGCAGAAGGTATCGAACTCAAGCCGACTTCGGCAGGCGACTTGTATCGTTCTTATGATTCTCAATTGGCTGCTTTCAATCAACGCTATGTTGAAACTGAAATTCCTGGTCAGTCAACTCGCACTTTTGAAGGCAAAAAATATTGGTTGAAGAAAGGTATGGCGCCCCTTGCGGCTCCGGGTACATCACAGCACAATAGCGGTTTGGCCGTTGATGTACATACCGCAAGTGGTGAACGTCTTAAATGGATGGTTGCCAACTGCGCCAAATTTGGCTGGAGTTGGGAAGTTGTACCAGAAGAGCCTTGGCATATTCGTTATACAGAAGGCGATAACGTACCTGAGGCAGTCAAAGCATGGATGGATGCAAACCCAACCGAAGTTTGTGTTGCCGGAGCGGCACCAGCACCAGCACCAGCACCTCAAGCACAACCAAAACCAGCAGTTACACCTTCGGTTCCACAAGCAAGTGGTGAAGAGCAAGTAAAGCGCGGTAAAGCAAATGCTGCTTCTAACCCGATTTTGCAATTGGGCTCAAAAGGCGCTGCGGTTCGCACTTTGCAACAACTCTTGAATAAAGCAGGCGTCAAGTGCACGACAGATGGAGATTTTGGTCAGAAAACAGAAGCCGCAGTAAAAGATTTTCAATCAAAAGTTGGACTTGAGCCGACAGGTGTTGTCAATCATAAAACCTGGGCAAAAATAAATCCCTAGAGTATACTTTATCTATACTCATAAACCTGTGAGACTTCAAGCGTGTTGATAACCAACACACCAAGCAGAGCAACAAAGGAGTCATAACAATGGCTGCATCAACATCAACAATTTCATTTGACGTACATGACTGCAAAGTTTACCCAGTTACGGCAGATGCAACTGGTGGCATTACATACGGCGCGGCCGTTGATGTCCCAGGTATCCAAGAGGTTTCGGTAGAACCAAACTTCATTAGCGTTGAATTGAAGGGTGACGGAAAGGTACTTGCCAAGAAAGGTAAAGTAGACCGTCTTAACTTTTCTGCAACCTACAGCGAATTGAGCCTCGAAGTTCTCGCGGCAATTTTTGGTGGTTCGGTTGGAACATCTGGTTCAGGCTCGGCTGAGTCTGCATCGTATGAATTCGATGGCGACTCACTTCCTTACTTCAAGATTGAAGTTCTTGTCAATGACCTTGAATCTGAACTTGCCGAAATGGTATTTGTTTTGAACAAGTGCCAAATTACAGGTGGAACAATCATGTCTGGCTCAACGGACAACTTCTCAACACCATCGTTCGACGCAGAAGCAATTTTGCCAACTGCAACTGGCCTTGGTTTCGGAACAGTAACATTCCGTGAGGCTTCAAGCGGTCTTTCCGCCTAATTAATAATTTAATAGTTCTGCTGGTGTAAACGCCAGCCTTAGAGCAAAAGGCTGCTTTAAGGCTGGCGTTTGCGCGTATCTGGGTCTATGTGTAGACTGTCTGTATGGACTATACACCGATGGTATTAAAGAACAAAGGCATCCCTTGCGAATTTGCAAAATTAAAAAAAGTTGGGGATGTTTTAGAAAAAAGTTATGACGAAGACGGAGAGTTGGAAAAAGAAATTTTTCATATCAAATTTACAAACAATATAATTTCTGATATTGAAATACATTTTGGTGGGCTCGAAGCATGGCAAGAGCAACTTGAAAAAACTCCATATACAACTATTCGTCAAACACTTGCATTCGCATTAAGGAAAACTCCCGTAGAAACAGGAGATGTCATGCTTGACGGCGAACTAATGATGTATTCAAACATTATTGGTACTGCTTGGGCGGTGGCTAACGGCGTGGACCCCATTATGGCGAGTCAGATGCTAAAAAGCAGCATAGGACTCGCCGACGAATAAAAACGCCTACTAAACGTGGAGTTGAGCAAAACCCTGAAAGTAGATTCCTCCCTTGGAAACAGTGGTTTGGAATCTGGACCGAAACGGGCCGCTCGTTCGAAGAATTCTGGGAATTAAGCCCCGCACAAGTAGCAATCGTATTCGAAGCAAAAGGTTTTATGAAAAAACGAGCAGGTGCTGACCAACTTGCAGCGTTTGCTGCCCAAATGGGACTAACAGTCAATAAATAGATAAAATCTGCCGTTTGCGTAATTTGCAAACGTGTGAGAAAATACGGCTATGCCAGCCGCAACACCAGGTGGGGTGCCCCCACTAAACGTACAAATAAATATTAGAACTGTTGGTGTTGGCGCTGCTGCGTCCGGAATGAGGACAGTCACCGGCGCATCGAAAGCAATGAGTAAGGGTTTCGCTGCCGGGACCATATCTTCCAGGACTCTTGGCGACGCAATGCGTCAAAGCGCAACACTGATGAAATACACCGTTGCTGGTGCATTCATGAACATTGGTCAAGCGGCAATACAGGCAAGTAGAAATTTTGAATTGTCATTTTCTCGAATTAAGGGTCTTGTAGGAATCAGTACAGACGCAATCGAAACAATGAAAAAAAGCGTCTTGGAGATGGCTACCGATACAACTCGAGGACCAGAAGAACTAGCCGACGCACTTTACTTTATTACTTCTGCCGGTTTGCGCGACTCGGCAACCGCAATGGATGTATTAAATGTATCGGCACGCGCTGCAGCGGCTGGACTTGGTGAAACGAAAACAGTGGCAGATGCTGTTTCGTCGGCAATTAACGCATACGGTGTCGCGAGTCTTTCAGCAGGACGAGCCACCGACGTAATTGTTGCTGCGGTTCGAGAAGGTAAAGCCGAAGCAGAGACAATGGCTCCAGCATTCTCTAAGGTTCTTCCAGTCGCCGCAGCATTCGGCGCTTCATTTGAGGATGTTGCCGCAGCGATTGCATCCCTTTCTCGAAGCGGTATGACTGCTGGATCTGCTGGTATTTATGTTCGCCAAACATTAAGTCAATTGCTTAAGCCATCAAAACAAGCGAGCGAAGCCCTTGCGGCGGTTGGTACTAGCGCTTCGCAAATTAGAAAAGAAGTACAAGAGCAAGGATTATTTGCTGCATTGCAAAATCTTTCTACAAAACTTGGTGGAGTGGAAAACGCTGAAGCATTTGCAAAGGTATTCGGCAACGTTCGCGCTATGACTGCAGTTCTTCAGTTGGTTGGTCCAGCAGCAGCGGAAAACCAAGTAATTTTTGAAAGACTTCAAAATAGTACTGGCGACCTTGATGACGCATTTAATGCTTACGTCAATACTACTGATGCTGCATTTCAAAAAGCAACTGCTGCACAAAGGGTTGCTTTAATTGAACTCGGAAACACAATTAAGCCTATTGTTACCGGACTACTAACTATAACTACTGGAATATCTCAATTTGCTTCGGCAATGATGAAAATTCCTGGTGCGGGTATGTTTTTGAAAATTGTTGCTGGAGTAACGCTCATGGTTGCGGCTCTCGCTGCTGTGATGAAGACAACATCTGCAGTTATTCGACTGTTTTCAAATATGAGTATTGCTTTGCGCGGCACTGGTTATATGTATGATGCTGCGACACGCAGCGTGTATCGCTACACTGCGGCAACTGGGACTGCGTCGCACTCGACAAGGACGGCTGCTTTAGCCACAAAAGGTTGGATACCGGTAAATTACGGTTTGGCAGCGTCATTTAAAGCAGTTATGAAATCAACTATATTCCTTGCCGCTTTAAGTCTCGCGCTTTATGGTGTCTCTAAACTATTTGGTTTTTTAAAAAAACAAAGTGAAGAGGCAAAAAGAGAAGTAGAAGGAGCAGCCAAAGCGCTGGCAGACGTAAACGAACTATTGGACGAACAAGTCAAATATGGAAAAAGCACTCTTTTATTTAACGTTGACATAAGTGTTGACCAAGCAGAACTGAAAGCAAAAACTGAAAGACTAAAAAAACAGTTTGAAGAACAGGCTCCTGGGTATTTTGACACCCTTCGAGAGACAATTGAAGATTTAGGAGGTATTGGCACAGAAGCAGGAAAAGCATACCTTGTTGCGTTAATGACCAGCGTTTATGGCGGAATGACAGGAGAAGCAAAACAAGCAATTAAGAAATTATTTGAACAAGAATTTGAAATGGAGCCTGGAGACTGGGCTACGACTATGGTGCCTGGTGAAACCGGAGATGCTGTTGCCGAT